GGTCTATTTCGTAAATAATTCCAGTTTGAAAATCACCTACTAAATTCTTGCCTGCAAAGTAAGCTTGGCAATTAGCTCGCCATCTTCCATCAACGCCTGAATTATTCACACTTTCTCTTTCATGCCAGAGTTCGGTTGTAATATCATATTCCCAAGTTTTATTTGCGCTTGGAAAAGTTAGGCAATAAAATTTATGTCCGTCTTGAACATAGGTAAAACCAATTGCATCATCAATTATTGTATAAGTTTCTATTTCTTGTGAAATTGGAAAAGTAGAAATTGGTTTTAATTGATAACCGATAGTTTGATAAACAATTCTGTCATTTCCTAAAAAGAAAAATGAATTGTCCATTGTGGCAATTGAATATTTGGAGGCGCAACCTTTCTCAATATAAACACCTTCTTTTCTTTGAAATAATGGTGAGCCTGATCCAGTGTTATAAAATACTTGAATGATATCTTCTTTAAAAAACCAAAGCTCTAAATTGTTTTGATAAACTCTTACTATTTTTGAAGAGTTAGCTTCGACAGTTGCGGCGTTTAGAGCGTTCCAATTTTGAGTGGTATTGACATCTGACCATTGAAATTCATTGCTATTTAGCAAAGCGGATATTGTAAATCCGTCTAGGGTTGTAACTGATCCTGAATCGTTAAAGTCACCGTCAGTAATTTGAGCTAAAGAAGAAGCGGTTGGGGTGCAATAATAAGTAATTCCATTTGGAAGTTGAATTGTAACTTGATCTCCGTTATCAGTCATTATTACATTTCCAATCTCTGTGGTAATATTTCCTAATAATGTTACTGTTTTTGAAGAATCTATTTTATAAACCTTATCTCCTACTACTACATAAAGATTTTCACCCATTACTCGCATTCCATAAACAGGCAAAGAAACCCCTGTGTCTTTCCAAACAGTAAGTCCAGCAGTTCCCAAAACCATATTTGGAAAAGGGCTTGTTTGAGGAGTTATTTCAGCATAACAATTCAACATTCTTTCCGCTGAAATTAAGCCGCTTTTTGCCTTATATGAATTTACTCCAAAATGGATTGGTTGAAGCATTATTGGTATAAATTATAGGTTGGCACAAAATAAACTGAATCTTCTCTATCGTAGCCTTTAAGGTTACGAAGCATTTCATCGGCAGTCCTTTTAATCAATTCCGCTTTTGTTTTGTCAATTCCATAATCATAGGTTAAGCGAGAAGCTAAACCAAAGGCTAGACTTTCAGCCCATTCAATTGGAAAATCAGGATTGTCAGTTCCGCTTGTAAAATCAAAAAACATCTTTTGAAATGTAAATTTGATTGTATTAGTTGCATCATCAGGAGCTTGGTATAAATAAAAAGTTCCGTAACTTAATTGCTTATCGTAATAAAATTGAGTTGGCTGTCCTGTAACTGTTTTTTGAGAAAGATTAAAATAATCACTTCTAGCTAGTTCGTTTAAAGGAGTATCATAACTAGAAGAGTCTCTCCTTCTTGCTGATGTTATTGCTTCAGGACGAGTAATTTTAGCTTGATAAACATAAACAGTTGCGCCGCTTGAAACATCGTCTGTTAAGGCGTTAGTTAAATTAATTGTTGTTCCTGCAACACTGGCAATAGTTGTCCAAAAAATATTACCATCATCTTTCATTACACCGACAAAATAACCCGCAGTAAAACCAGTTGCGCTTGTAACTACAATTGCCGTTGCTCCACTTAAAGCTGCCGCGCTTGTTGTTGTTTGCGTAAATGATTCAGTTGCGTTTGCGGTTGATCCATCAATTAAATAGCTTTCTTGCCCTACATTTAAAAACAAAGTTCCTTCAGCGTATTTCCAAAGATAAATCCCTTCGCTTTTTAAGCCTTTTACAAACAAGTTTAAAGCATCAGAAGCTTCGTTTACCTCTTCAGCAGTTAAAGCCCTTCCGCGAGTTTTAACGCCAAGAATTGACAAGGCTCTGTTGATTATATCGTTTCTTGTTTGTGAGAATGTATTAGTGCCGCTAACTGCCATGTTTACTAAAAATCAATGTTAATATTTTCTAAAGCTTGTAATGCAGAAATTGGCTCTTGATTTTCATTAAAATATTTACCATCAATTGAAATAGCGTTAATTTCATTTTTTAAATCAGTGTAAAGAGTGTAAGTATTATCATCTAAAACCGCATAATGAGTTCTTGCTCTTGCATATAAGTCTTTAAATTGAGCAAGTGTTAATTCTCTTCTAAAATTATAATTATCAGTCCAATTGCTTGAACTAAGGCTATTTGTCTCTAAGTAAAAAATTCTTGCAGCCAAGGCTTCCAATTGACTTTTATAAACATTAAAATCAAAACCATTAAGCGAGATTAGAACAAAACCATTTAAAGAAGCTTCTTTGTTTGCTTTTAGTTGAGAAAGTTTTGAGGTTTTGATATTATTAAAAATATTTAACTGTTCCTCAGCACTTATATAATTGAGTTCTGCAATTTCTTTATCAGTTAATAGAATCGCCACCCCGTTAACTATTTTATGTGGCTGTAATTTTATTTCTTCTTGAGTCATATTATTTTATTCCATAAAGTTTAAATGAGCCTGATGCAATATTGCCCGATTCTAATAAAATTTGAAAAGCATTCACTGCCGAAGTTCCGCCCTCATATGCGCCAGCCGACTCAAATTGGCTAAAATCTCCAGCCGCATTATCAAAACATCCATTTGCTTCTATTTTTTTATGAGTTGCTGTATTGCTAGGATTATGTATAATAATTTTTCCACTGAAACCTTTAGTAGACGTATTAGATAATCCAGATAAGCCAACATTTCTTGTAAAAATACCTACGCCGCTTGTAGCGCCCGTCGCACTAACCCAATTAGTTGATGGGTTATGATAAACACTAGATGAGACATAAGAAGCCCCAGTAATATAAGTCGCTCCATTATCTATACTAACCCTACCAATTAAACCAACGTCAGAATTAACAGGGAGTAAATCTTCAATAATAATCTCATATCTAGAATATGCAGAATTTAGACCTGTAAATGAAATTGAAGCTGAAGAAGAAGCTGTTGCAGTTGAGATCAACCTTATAGGGTCTGCATCTGAATAATTAAAATATTGGACAATCCAATTTGTGCCGTTATATTTAAGGCAAATTACATCATTAACATTTCCTAAAACAATACTTAATCCAGTTGAATTGACAATATTGCCAACTCCGCTTGTAATAGTTACGTCTCTTGAGTTATTTGCTGTATTTAACCAGATAACTTGTCCATTTTGTCCGCCATTAATAGTATTTAAATCGTCAGTTGCAGCGGCTCCTTCCGTATCAATAACATAAGAACTTGAATTATTAGTTAAAGTTACAACACCAGTGGCAATTGTTAAAGCCGTTGCAGAGCCTGAAAGAATAGGCAAAGAAGAAGGATTTAAACAAACAATATCAACACCATCATTAATGCAGAAATATCTTTGGCTTGCTCTCAAATCATTTGCCTTTAATGCAACTTTTGTGCCTTGTTGTGTGTATTTTTTCCAATTCAAAGCAGATAATCCATCAATTGCTAAGGTTGGATTATCGCCGCAATCAAGATGTGGCTGAACTACAAAAGTTTGGGTGTTAGCATATGCACTAATTGTTGGATTCGCAACTAAAGTAAAAGCTGTTGCTGTCCCAGCAGTCAACCCCCAATAAGAAGTTGGGCGGACGTCAAAGTCATTTAAAGAAACGGCAGAAGCGCTTGATCCAACTGGATCAACTGTTTCAATAGTATTGTCAAATGAGTCTTTAACAATAAGCTTTAATTGCGATAAATCAGAATACCAAATTTCAGGAAAACGACCATTAGCATCGGAAATAACGGGATTTGTATTTGCGACAGTTAAGCCAGCATTTTGATAAGTTGTAACTGGCGTTGTTGTTCCAGTTTGGTAAAAATAATATTTATAACCAACGCCAACAAGTCCAGCGTTAGTGAATATTCTTGCGATTGGTTCGTAAAATCTTTGTGCCATAATTAGTCTTTGTAATAACGATTTTTAATTTTTTGGGCTTCTTTTTCAGGATCAATACCTTGCATTAATACTGGTGCTTCTTTTTGACGCTGTAAAAGTTGTTGGCGGATTTGATCTTGAGACATGTTTGGCTCTTCTGCGCTGGCATCACTTGCTCCAAAGTTTGCAACAAAATCTAAAACCTCTTCTCTAATTTCAGGATTTGCGGCAGTAATTGCGGAAAGTCTGTTTAGTTGTTTTGGTAATTCTTTTGGTGTTGCTTGGGCGGTAACAGCGACCCAATTGATGAATTTAGGGTTTGCCATTAATTTTGATGATATAGCCCTTCCAATTCCAACACTAGCTGCTAAACCTAATGGCCCAGTCCCATAACCAACAGTTCCAAGTCCTACCATTTGCAACATTTTATTTGATTTTCCAGCTTGTTCAGTGTTTTTTGTCAACTCTACAACTTTATTTAAGCGATTAAAAGCAGTAACTTGTTCAGGCGTAAAAATTATTTTCTCTGTGCCGTTCTTTTTAAGAACAGAATATTCAGCCATAAACTTTTGAGGGTTAAATAAATCGGCTTCTGCACCTTGCGCTCCTTTACGAGCTAAACCCATGTCTCTAACAATAGAAGCTCTTACATATTCTTGCTGAATAGGTTTAAGACTTGACATTAAATTTTTAGCAATTGTTGCGTCTTCTTTTAGAGGAGAAATTGCTTTTTTATATGCTTTGGTGGCTGTTTTTGCTTTGATAATTGGTTCAATAATATTTTCAATAAATTTAGTTTTTCTTTCGAAGGCTGCATTTGCTTTATCAAAAGCTTGCAAACCTTTAGTTCCGCCATAAAGAGCCACAGAATCTTTCATGTCTTCGCTTAAGCCGCCATAAATCTTTTTAAGAGCTAATCTTTCATCTCCTAATAAAGAAGGTGAATGTACTTTTGCCCCAATAGTAGTTCTAAATGATTTTAACCTTGGATAAGAAAGGTTGCCAGACTCGTCAATAATGTTTTTATATCGAGAAATAACTCTAGCAGTATCTCCACTTCCAACAGCCGCAATATCTTGAACTTGAGAATCATTAATAATTTTGCTAATGTTTCTTGTTGGGACTGTTACTTCACCAGTTGCTAAAACAGATTGTAATTGGTTTGGTGATAAATATTTTTCGTAATTAGAAATTAACCCTAATTGCTTAGAAATTTGTTTATTAACATTATTTAAATTTTTAGCATCTTCCGCAGCATTTGATAAAAATTCAGTATTGCCGGGTTTTAAATTTTTAGCTTCATTTGATATTTGTTTATTAACATTATCTAAACTGCGAGCATCATCAGCGGCTTTTGTTAAAAATTCAGAAGATGAAGCCCTAGCTCTATTTCGCCAAAAACCTAATTTCTGACTAGCATCTTCGTTAATTAATGCGGCAATTTTAGAATTACCTTTGACGCTGCTTTTTAATTCACTACCAAGATCAAGTAATGATTTATATTCACTAGAATATTTTGGCAAACTACCTACAAATGCGGCTGCTTTTGAATTGCCTCTTACTGACCTTTCTAATTCAGATTGTAAATCTTTTAATTTTACCCATTCATCAATTGCAGATGAAAGTTTGCCTGAAGTCATCTCTTGAGTTTCGTTTAGAATTTGTTTGTCTAAGTCATCATATAAATTAGAAACTCTTTGACCTGCAAATTTTTCAAACTCTTCTGCGCCCTCTTTTATCATTTTTCCAGTTCTAGCGTATGTTTTAGGTTTTACACTAACAACATTTTGAATCTGCCCAGAAATATCATTCACTTGCTTTTGTAAAGCTTCTGTAATTGGTTTGCCAGCAATAGGAATGTCTTTTATGAAGTTTTGTAAGCCAGCGGATTTAGAAACATCGGCAAGAGTTGGATCAATACCTAAATCTTGAAATGTTTTTACTGCTTTTGGATCAATCCCTGTTACTTTTTGCAAGAGTTTTTTAGGGACTTGCGAAATTGCACCAATGGCATTTTGAGCGGCAGGAATTGCTTGTTGAACAGCTCCACCGACCACACCGCCAGCAACAGCGCCCTTGGCGACATCTTCTAAAGTTTGCGGAATATTTGTTAAATCTTCTGTTTCACCTAGAGCGCTCGCACCACCTAGAGCAGCACCGCCTTTTACAGCTGTCCCAAAACCTTGACCAACTAACCCAGACACTCCTAATGCTTTTCCAGCAATACCAACATCGGAAAATACTTGCCCAGCAAAAGAAGTAAGCGGTCTATCTTGTCTAGCTTTTTCAAGTTTAACTCTTTCAATATCTCTTGCTTCTCTGTATAAATCACCAATATCAATATCTTTAGTTGCTGCGCCACCAAATAATTTAGCGACACTTGCGGCAATGCCAGCTTTGATTTCATCGCCAAAACCAAGAGGATTTGTTGCAGTTGTAAAGGCAGCTTCGCCAATTGACATAGGTTTTGGCGCAAATTTCTTTTCTAAAAACGTAACAATTTCTTCATCAGAATAACCTTGATTTCTAGCAGTATTAATTTGTTGAGAATAACCTTCCTTTTTACTCAAAAAATCGTTTATTTCTGAATCAGAATAGCCTTGCTCTCTTGCTTGTTGTATTTTTGAAGAATCTATCATTTAAAAATATCCTCCAATGATGGTCTGCTAGAATTAGGATTTACAGCTCCATATTGTTTGGCTTGGTCATTATGTAAGTTTTGAGCATAAGTACTGGCTTGTTCTGGGGTAGAAAATTTACCTAGATGTTTACCTGTTTTTTTATACTGAGCAATTGCTTCTTGATTAGACATAATTCTTCCATCATCACTAACTGTCGGGATCAGGGTTTCTTTTCCATCTATATTGACTCCAATTGATCTAACCGTGCTTATTGAGCCATCTTGATTTTTAACAACTGGACGATTGTTTAAATTTATATTTCCACGTTCAATTATACCAGAATCTACTGTTATTCCTTGTTTTTGTCTTTTTAAGCCAATTCTCATAACGTCCTGAAGGTCTTTTGCCGCTTTGTCAAATTCTGCTTCACTTGTTGCAATATCCATTGCGGAAATTGCATTTGTTGCTTTTTGACCCTCAACTTCTGTAATAGATCCGCCACCTTTAAGGGTTTCGTAAGCTTCAAGAAATTGCTTACCTTTTAACTGATTATATTTAGCCATAAATCCAGCAGCATCCGTACCAGGTACGGTCATTTCTTTAGTAAATGGTATAGAACCCAAGAAAGGATTTTTCACGCCGACCATTGTTGATTTACCTTCATGGTTAATTACATCATCAATTAATTTAATAGCTTGGTTAGTTTGAGATTCAATTTTAGGTAAATTTACAATTCTTTTACCCCTATCTTCAGCAATTACTTTTTGTTGATCTTTAAATGTTCCAAGAGTTATTCCTTGCTCTCTTGCCAACGCTCTTTCTTGTTCAACATCTAAAAATTCGCCTCTTGATTTTGCAATATCAATACTGCCTTTAACCATATCTTGCTTAACTTTCTGAATATCAACGCCATATTTAGCTTGCTGGAAGCCTTCAGTTTTAATTTGTGCAGCTTGATATTGTTCTTTTAAATCTTGCTCTCTTCCTTTTAGACGAGTTTTTAAAGCATTAAATTCCGCTATAGCTGGATCGTTTCTTTCTGATGGAAAATTTGCTGACAAAGGCAATTCTCTTCCTGTTGCTTCAAAATAATCATTGTGCATTTGCTCCCATCTTTTTTGATTGCGAGCGTATTGCGGAAGAGTATCAAAAGCATCTAAAACTCTAGCTCCTTGAACGTCATTATAATCTTGTTGCTTTCTTATTCCTTCCGCACGAGCAGGGTTTAACCCAGCAAGTCTTTGAAGGGCGTTTTGATCGCCTATTGAAGCTGTTTGTGATAAAATATTTTCAGCTTGAGTCTGTGCAAATTTTTGTTTGTTAATATCCATCTCTTGCTGAGCAGCAAGCAAGGTTAATTGATTAGCTTTTGCTTTTTGGGCAAATTCATAACTCTTAAGGATGTTTCCGACGTAATCTGGTACTTGTTGCTGAATTAATTCTGGCATTTTATTATCTAAGTGATGGATACGTTGCGTTTAATCTAGTATTGTCATAAGCCCCTGTTGAAGCTCCATTCGGCTGATAAGTATTTTGTTGATTTTGTGGTCTAATACCACTTAACGCAGTACCAAACATTCCGCCGCCAATTTGACTCATTCCGCCACCAATAATATTTCCCATTTGAGCGTCTCTGTTAGCCATAGCCATTCCTTGCCCTAGGACTCCTTGCTGAGAAGCATTAGCCATATTAGCGCCAGCTTGAATTTCATAATTACCCATTGCTATTGATGCATTTTGTCCAATTCCAGCAAGCCCTTGTAAATATCCAACTTGATTGCCAAATTCTTGCGAGGCTGTACCTTGAGCATATTCTTCAAGAGCTTTCATTGCCGCGCCTGATTTTAAGCCGCCTTTGGAAGCTAATAGATTCTGAATTGAGTTTTGACCTTGATTTAATCGGAATTGATAGCCGGGTGATTGTTCTAAACGATTTTGTGTTGCCGCAGGATCGCCAGTAAGATATTGTTGCAATAAACTTAAACCACTTCTTCCAGCCTCTTCATAAGGGCGTTGATAACCAATAGCTGCTTCTTTTGATCTACGCATTTCTGCAAGGTAAGTATCCATTGCATTTGCTTGCGCTTTTGCTGCTTTTTTTGACGATTTATTTGCAAAATAACCTTGAGTAGCCATGCCACCACCAATTGCTACTGCGCCACCAATTGCTACTGCTGCAAAAGTCATTTTAAGCTCCTAATAAAATTGGTTTATTAATCCAAGATAAATCGCTTTCATGCACTAATTCTTTTTCTAAATCTTCAACAATAGTATGCTCGCTTTGGTGAATTGTAGCCCATATTGTTTCTTCATGAACATAAATTAAACGCTTTGTACCTGCTTTTGAAATCCATGTTGCAGGGGCTTTTATGCGAGCGACTCCTTCGTCAGTCATAATTGTTACTTCGCCTTTAGACAAAATGCTAGTGTGATCGAAATTATGAACTTTGCCAGTTAGGATTATATCTTTAGGTAAGGTTATTTGGCGAGTGTATGTGTTATTGCAAATAAAATGCTCTAATGGAAGTTCTTTTGCAGCTTCTTCAGAGCCTTCAAAGTAGTTTTTTAAATAATATTCTGCTAATTCTATTTTTTGTATATTAGATAAAACCGAAACATCTTTGTTATATTTGGTTGCCATTACAGGCAAATTGAAGCAATTGCTATCTTCAACTTTTTCTACTAAATTTTCATCTAAAATTGTTAATGGCTCGACCATGTCTATTTGAGTTTTTTCTATTATCAATCATCATTTACTCAAATTTGTTTTTAAAAGCTAGTAGCTGCAACTTTGCACGGTCAGCCGCTACTAGCCCTTTATTTCTCTAACAAAATGAATTGAGAGAGGTTTTTTAAATATTAATATTATTTTTTAGATAGCAAGAATTATTTTTTCTTGCCGCCTTTTTTAGTTCCGCATTTTTTCATATTTTTCTAGCCTCCTTAAATGATTTGTTAAAAAAATCTCTAGTCATAGTTCTATATTTAAAAATAGAAATACTTTCAGTTCTTCCAGTTTTAAAATATCTAGTTACAAAGCCATTTTTATCTGGCAAAGGTTTTACAATTTCTAAAGAAACTCTTTTGTCTCCAATTCTTTTAATTTGAAAAATAATTCCGCTCATGTACTTTTTTGTTGATCTAACAAAATCAAGTTTTTTCATAAAATCTCACTTTTTTCTTTAAAACATTTTGCGCATAAAAAGAATATTTCTTTTTTATTGCCAGTTTTAATTTCAATACCACAAGGATAAAAATCATGATTACAAAATGGTCTTTTAATATATCTCAATATTTTTTTAATCATAATCAGGCACTGGCACGTTAATAAAATTGTCAGTTGTTTCTGGTCTAGCGTCAGGTATTGCTTGAGGAGTTGGATAAACAATTGGGGTGTCTTGTGGTTGTCTTCTTCTCCAAACTTTACTCCAAACCAGTTTGCCGTCCCATTCGAGACGGCATTCTGATCGCCATTTTTTAAAACCAGTTCTATCGCAAATGACTCTGTAATCCATCTAATTTACCTGAATTAACAATTCTGCACCAGAAGAATAAGAATTAATTTTAACTCTCATTGCTTGTGGAATTGCAAAATAATTTCCATTTTTAGAAACAGTAGCGCCAATTAAAGCTGGATCATCCTGATCTAACCAATTGAAAGTTCTATCGGTTAAACTCTGAATATTATCATTAGTTTGCTGAATAGTATAATTAATTGTTCCAGTAACAATAAAAGTCAAGCCAACTTGTCTTTCACTTCTGTCAGAATAACTTCTTTTAATAGGAATTATTTGAGAAATAGCTTCGTCAACTGGACCAGCTTTAGTGTTGGTTCCAACAGCTCCACTTGCAGAAATACTCTGAATTGAATAAAAATAATTTGTTGTTTCTACAGTATTATTGTTAGGGCCAGCAATAGTTTCAGAAATAGCAATTGTTTTGTTTTTGTCTTGATAGCCAGAAACAGTAAAATTTACTCCTGAAATATTTCCAGTTGATGCAAAGCCAATTTGTTTAGCAAATAGGTCTGGCGTAACCCATTCGCCACTAACAACTCCAGCTCCGTTAAGAGTAAAATTGCCAGCGCCGCCTAATGTTTGATTCTGAAAAACTCCATCATCATCAACATCGGCTAAATCCATGTTTATTTCTATTCTACGCATAAGTTGCTCCTAGTTTATCTTTCTTTAGCTGCAAAAACGTAATCAACAGACAAAGTTTTAGCTACTGCTTCGCCGTTTTGAATACCAAAAGAGATAGTTAATTCTTCATCATCAGGAAGATTAGTAGTTGCCAATTTGCCTAAAACAGTTGGATTTAAGCTATTAGTTGAAGCCGCATAAACAACTTCGTCAACGCCATTGTAGTAGAAACCAACAGTGATATAAGTTGCAGCAACAACAGTAGCGATCGCAGTCGCAGTTGATGCGGTTGAATCTTTTACAACAACGAAATCTAAGTTAGCATCGCCATCGTCTTTTCTGAAATAAACGCCATCAGTTACAGCCAAAGGAGTTGCATCAGTAATTTGAAGACCAATAACAAAATCACTTTGAGTTGCATCAGAAACCGCAAATCTAGCTTTAAAAAATAGTTTTTTACCTGCTTCAAACTTAAATGATTCTCCGACTTTTTGCAAAGCGTTTAAATCATCATCTGCTGCTGAGTTAGTAAGTAAAAGAACGCCACCATCAACGTTAACTAGTGCTTGAGTTGCGCCAGCTTGAGTTTCGGTAACTGTCCAATCTGCCGCAGCATAAGCGTCAAAATCGTTAAAATAGGTGTGCATTTGAGTTGGATCCAATTGGATCATTTGTCCCAAGATGTTTTGAGCGGTAATGTTATTAACGCCTTTAGTAAAATTTGTAGTTGGCATAAAAAATAAAATTTAATTGTAGGGGGAATTTCACCCCCTTTTACCCAATAGGACAACAGTTAAAGGAATTAAACGCCTTCAGAAGCGAAGTAACCACGAGGATCAGTTACGCCAATAGCGTAAGAGGTCATCATTTTGTATTTCTCATCACCAGACTCGAAAGCACCATCGTTGCTAAATTCGCCTTGAACAGCGGTAATCATTTTAGCACCTTCAGGAGCATCAGTTTTGATGTAGTAAGCATCATTTGAAGTCAAATGAGGATTTACAACAACGCCTTCAGAGAACAATCCCATGTATTTCATAGCATTAATATCGTTATTAGCGGTATTAACACGAAGTTGAGATTCAAGAATACGAGTTGCTTCAAACATCAAAGCAGATGGAACTTGAAGAAGAATTGGTTTAATTCTTGCTTTGATTCCTCTGTCGTTGTTTGTTTCTTTGATTTGAGTGCATAGTTCTTCTAAAGCTTCTTCGCAAAGATCTTGTGGAGTTGCTAAAGTGTTAGAAAAAGCACCAGCACGGCTTGGGTGATCGGTAGCAAAGAATTTCTTGCCATCGCCGAAAGTGTAGTTTGAATCAAAGCCATTGTTGAAAAGATTCGCAACGTCAACTTCTTTAGTCTCACGAAGAGAAGAAGAAAGATATTCGTTACCTTTAGCAACAACATCAAGATACTTACTAAACTTACGAGCTTCCCAAGAAACTTGGAAACCCAAAGCGCGAGTTCTTTGGTTGTAGGTTGAAACGTATCCTTGAGTCATTGAATCATAAGAAACGCCAGCGCCTTCGTTTTTAGTATTGAAAAGACCAAAAGGGCTTACCAATACGTCTCTGTCGAATTGCTCGTCAGTAGTTGACATTTTAACCAATTTAGCGGCCAAAAGATCGTCTTCTGTGTAAGAACCCCAGTAAGTAGTAATACCGGGTTTTAATGAAGTAGGAATAGTTCCTGTTACAATAATAGACATTTTTAAATAAATTTTTTAGTTAATAATTAGATACCAGCTTTACCGTTGGCTTCTGTGTGATTGTTGATAGTAACAACCCATTTAGCATGCTGACCAATAGCATTTTCAGGAGCGTCAAGAAGACGTTTGATTTTCAATTGGAAAGTTGCATCGGTTGCAGGAGTAGATGTATCTAATTCAGCACCAGATAAACCAGTTGCAGTTGAACCAGATTCAGCATAAACCACGTTAGCGTTTAGGCCAACAGAAGTAACAGCTAAAGGAGTTCCGGCAGATTCTTCTTGAATTAAAAATTCTTGGAATGGACTGTCGGCAACGATAGCGACTCTTTCTGTAGAAGCTGTGTTATAGCTTAAAGTTAAATTGCTTGGGATAGCTTCAAAACCAATAATAACACCAGTGATAGCGTTAGCATCGCCAGCAGTTGCTTTGTTGATTTCAGGAAGAGAGCCAGCGGGATATAATTTGCCGCTTGTAAGAACGTTAGCAGTGTTAGAAGTACCAGTTTTTACTACAGGGTCGCCGATAAACAATGCAGTTGCATAGCTTGCAGGAATGTAGTAAGAGTTTTTAGGAATCTCCACGAAAGGAGAGTTCTTAAGCGGCGTTAAGCCAGCAGGAGTATTAGCGTTAGCCATAGTTTAATTTAATTTTGTCTTGTTATTAATTTTTGTGAATCTTGTTTTACATAAGTTGAAGAACCACTTCCCAAATCGACATTTTTCATTTTTTCCAATGCTTCATTGTTTTGGTCTTCTATTCTTTGTTTATTGTCTCTCTCAATTTGAGCGTCCATTTCCTCAGAAATTTCCAAAGCGTATCTCATGAATGTTTCGCCTTGCTTGTTTGTACCACCTCTTATTGGAGCAATTTCAGTGCCGTTTTCATCGGTAGCTGGTCTGTATCCCAAATCGATCAAATTTTGAATGCGATTTGGAATGTTAGAAGAAACCCATCTGCGTTTAAAACCTGCTTTTTTAGGCAAATCAGAAACTGCACCGCTTCTTTTTAAAGAGGTGCGAGGAGTTCTAATAAATTCTCTTCCATCTGGCAATTTTACTACTTCAACGTCTCTGTTAGTAGGTCTTGCCGCTCTTGAATCTTGAATATCTAATCTTTCAAGAGAATGTGTTTTTGGATTTCTATTTGCTTCTTTCATGTTTTTTCCTCAATTTTTATTTAAAATAATCTTTAACGGCTGTTTGTTGCATTTTGGCGATTTTTTCTTTGTCAAAATTATATCTTTTAGCAAAGAACTCGCAGCCTTTTTTAATTTCTGCTGGCAAATCGTTATAAGAATTTTGTTTTCTAGTGTTTTGAACTCCTCTTACTCCTGATTCAACCCTAGGAGCTTTAGAAAAGCCTAATTTATCACTAAAACGACTTTTGATTTCATCGCTTACCAATTCTAATCTTTCTTCCAAAGGAATTCTCTCGGATAAAGTGCCAAAATATGCTGTAGCCGAAGCTTGCATCACTTTGTCTTCATGGAACCAAGTGTTATCCGCAGTCCAGCTATCAAGTAAAAATTTATCATCACGACTAATTTGATTTCTAGGCTGTTCAATTTCAGGCTCTTCAAAAGAAATTTTGTTTTTCTCAAGTTCTAAACGTTGCTTTTGGATAGCTCTTACTTTGGAAACGTCTCCCTCCAAAATAGCTTGCTCTTCGTCTTCTTCTAAAGATTGAAACTTATTTTGAGTCTTTTCTTCGTAAGCAATTTTTTGGACATTTAACATAACGTCCATTTGTTTGCGAAGTTCACTCATTTCTCTTTCAAGAGCGTTTTTTTCAGAAGCTAGTTTTCTATTTCTTTCATTTAGAATAGGAGTTTCTCTTTCTTGAATAGATAAAAACTCTTCTGCTGATTTGTGAGGCTTAGGCGTGCCATCTTTAAACTTTCCTTTAAAGAATTTGCCAGTTCTCCAACCTCTATCCCAAGCGTCCTTTTCAGTATCAGACAAAGAAGCATAAAAAGCTTTTTCCTCTGTGTTTCTGTCAACAAATTGGTTTTGTTGGATTGGTTGTTCTACTTCAAGAATTTCTGATTCTGACTCTTCCATATCCTCAAAGATGGGATTGGAAAGAGTTTCTTTTAATCCAAAAAGCTTAGAATCGTCTATTGTTGTTGATTGATCGATTACTGGCATATTTCCTCATTAATTTGCATTGCTATAATGTCTCTATCTAAAATAGAGCGATATTCTTTTCCGTCTTTTGTTTGGTCTTTAGATATTCTATAGCCGCAATAAGTAGGAATAATAATTTTATCACCTACATTTGGTTTTTCTTTCCAAGTGTTGTCATCAAAAGCTTTTGCACCAAAATCAATAATGGTGGCAATTGTTTTGGCTTGTTGCTTGTCTTCTAATGCATCACCAACAGCTAAAATTATTCCTTTTTTAGTTATTTGCTCAAATTCATCTGGTAGAATCAAAATTCTGTATTCTAAAGATTTCCAACCAGAAGTATTTTTAATAAACTTTGGTTTATTTTCTCTTTCTTTAGCTGCCTGAAGAATTTCTGTTCTTTTTAATTCACACTCTCTATCATATTTAGCTTGTTGCTCCTTATATTCAGGAGTTTCCATTTCTGTTAAATCCTTGCTAGTTACTATAGCCATTCAAACCTCCATGAAATAAATTCAGCAATTCCGCAATTGCGTTCTCGTCTTTTGTGCCGAGATAATTAGAAACTTGCTCTAATGCTTCGCAGCCGCCTAATGAGCTTAAAACAAGATCTTTATTAAAAGTGCCTTGCTGCCCAATGTAATTATGCGACATGTTGTTTAACAATTTAACGCGTGAATTTGTTAAAATTCTTTTGAACTTTAACGCTGTTGGATCGTTCAACCAATCCTTTAACTCTTTCATTTCGATTTGATTACTCATGTTTTTACTCAAAGTTATTAATATTATATATCAGCAGAGGTTTCATCCTCCTTTTCTTTTTCGGTTGTAGGGATTTTAACTTGCTGATTCTCTAGTTTTCCTAGCTCTACTGCCGCTTTTAATTTTCTTTCTTCTTTGCGGTCGTTCATTTTTTCTAATTCTACTGCTGCCTTAAATTGCATTTCTTCTTTGCGATTATTAGTTTCATTTTGTCTTGATTCTGCATCAATCATATTATCCAAAACGTCTAATTTTTCTTTTGTTTCTGCCATTTCAGTATCTTTTACTAATTTTCCAGCTTGAGCATAATTTACCAAAATTTCAGAATCTGTTTTAGCAGCATCTTTTTGGAATTTAACTTGATCAAATTCTAATTTAGCTTGATCTAGTTGTGCTGTAGTTTGAATGTCTAAGCGTTTAGTTTCTTCTTGCGCCATTGCAACTTCCATTACTGGATCAGGTTGCGGTTGTGGAGGAATAATAAATTTGTCAAAGTTTTCAATTCCAGCGGTTTCAAAAACTGTTCTATGCAATAAAAATTGATCTACCATAGGAGAACCAATAAAGCCCATTAAAAATTGAGCTTTAGCAAACTTTTGCATAGAAATAACATTTTCAGGATTTGCAACTGGTACAATGTCATAGCCTTTTAATGAAAAATCCTCTTTAACACTTGGGCTTTCAAAAAGCTTAATGTCTAAAATTTCAGCATATTTCTTTTGCGATAAATATTCTAAATTTAACTCGTAAAATATGTTTATTTCTTGACGCAAAGAATTATAAATCCGCATAAATACGGACTTAAATTGTTTTTGTCCTTGTTCAGCCATTCCCATATAAGTAGTGGCGGCAATGTTTCCCGCATTTTCGCCAGTTAAAACATCTCTTAAAGAGCCAAGTTCTTTTCCCGCATTGACCAAGAATTGCATCAATACAAATAGCGTTTGTGAAGGTTCTGGCACTGGCAAAGGAACAATTGCATCGCGAATATTGCCGCCAAAACTATCAACCATTTTCCATTCAGCAGGGCGAAAAGGTTTCATTCCGCCAGCCATATTTAAAGACTTAGAGATGAAGCCACCTCCAGTATTTTGAAGCGTGCCAGCGTCTGTTAATTGGTTAATCGAGCTATTGATTGCTGAGTTGATGTTGAATAATAAATGTCCTAAGCCAACGCCATAAAACGAGCCATCAGGAGAAGGTGTAAAGATATAGCGAACAAAGAAATTAATTGCTTTGATGCTTTGAATTTCACCTTTTTTATTTTTCTTAACGTCTTTTTCGTGAAATCTTTTAATTAATTTTACAAGTTTGTTTGTGGCTTTATGAATTACTGCAATGTAAGGTTCGGCGTAACCATCATTATCTAAATCAAATCTTGTGTGTTGTTCTAAAAACAAAACTAAACCAGCTTGCGACTCGTCAGAAGTTCTTTTTTCATCATTTTTATCAAGACTATTTGTATCTGTTGCTGAATCCACGGCATCAGGATCAAAATCAAAATCTATATAATCACCAGAGCGAATTGAAGAAACTACATCTTGCGGATATTTTTCAATTAAATGTGTTACTGGAGCTTCAAAAGAAGGAGCAAAATCGTTTATAATTAGCTTGTCAGGATAAACTAAGTGAGAGCAAATCTTTTGCTCGTTTGAGTCATAATAATCTTTCTTAAACATCGTGCCAAGCGAGCCAAGAGCATTAAACAGAGCGTCCATATCTTGTTCAAAACCTTCTACTTCTTCGTTCAACTGATAGTTCATAACAGTTGCGATTCTTTGTCCGCGCTTAAGTTTAGCACCTACGTTTTGAATTGCTGGCAAGCCTGTTTCATCGAGTGTCGCAATAGAGCCATCATCATTACGCATCTCATTGCCTTCAAAGTCTTTCATTACTTCGCCATCATCATTGCCAATTACTTTAGCTTTTACAATGTTTCCATCTTTAAAAATTTCAGGGTAACATTTAGCGGCAAACTCAACGCAAGCAGTAGAAATTAAAGGAAAGATAACATTTGAGGAGCCTTCGAAGGGAAATGAACGCTTTTCTGATTGTGAAAGCGTATAGCGGATAATTTGTTGAAGCTGTTTTTGTTTCTCGCTTCTTGATTGTAAATCTGTATTGTAACGTGTATTGACTTTGTTAGCAATAGACGCGCGCATTTCTTCGGACAATATCTCGGCAATATTATCCGTTTCTAGGATAGTTTTAAAATCTAAATATTGGGCAGCGTCTTGAGTAAGCAAGGTTATTTTTGCGTTCTATTTACAATACATTTACTCAAGGTTTTGTTAGATAAATTCATAATAAAATAAATGTCAAGCGTTATTTATTTTTTCAAAATAATTGTTGACTAACTGTTTTTCGCAAACAAAGAAATTTTTATTAAGAGATGGTATTGTTTGTAATTTTATCATATTAATAAATGCTTCTCCATACTCGCTTGAATAACCTTCAATAAATAGATCGTTCTCTTCAAAATCAGTTCCAGCCGCTTTTGCTGCTAAATATGCTTCACGAGTCATTTTAAAATAAATCATTAATACCCCGTTATTGAATTCCTATTACTTGCGTTCAAATATTCTTCATAAGCCCAATCATCAACAAAACCCTTTTGTTCTTGTGCGTAAGTTTCCAAGCGATGAATTGAAGCCGCAAAAGTTTGGAAAGCATCTGCACCATTCGAATTAATATCGTGCAACGGTTGATCCATAAAGCAGCCAAGTTTGTCATTGAATTTCTTGCGATATTCTCTTAGTCTTGCAATACCCGTTTCGCATCTCTTTTGATCGAACCAACAACGACTTATGATTGCTCTTGCTTCATTGATTGAATCCATCTTGTTTTGTGCGCGTGTTATTTTCTCAAACTTAAAGCCAAAGTTTGAAGCAATCTCTATTCCATCCTTGCCATCGTAATAGCTTCTTTTTGCAATATCGTGTGGCGCAAAGTGCTTTCCGTAGTTGTAGCCCTTCTCTTTTAATATCTTGAAGTAGAACGGCAAAGGTTCTTCGCTCATCTCGTAGTAATCAACAATCATAAAGTCGTAACCTTTCTTTTGAAAAAACCAAATGCAAGTTGTGTCATTAATTCCTAAGTCCCAAGCTGTATGCACTGGCAACATCTGATCTATTCCAACCCTTCCAATCCTTCCATCTTGTTCTGCCTTAATCAATTCTTTTGACCAGTAAGCTCCAACAATAGCTTTTTGAAATGCTTCCTTTGAATTGCTTGGAAACTCTTGCTTCATCAAGTCGCCTTGAGTCTCTTCTTTCTTACAATACCAAATTTGTTGCTGTCTCGTTAGCTTTATACCTTCGTCTTCAAGTTCTAAGAAGTAATCAACTTGTTTATCGTTCAATCTATAATCAGCATTCATCTGATATTTTCTATCCTTCCACCATCCAAAAAAATGAAACTTCCAATCCAGCGCCGTCAATTCTTCTTTCATCCTCATCTTTCTTTCTGCAACATCACATAGATTAAAGAAATGACCGCTTGCGCCTTGTGCCGTGCTTTCAATAACTATTTGTTGTCCTTGGTGTACTGTGTTAAGTGATCCGCTCATTATCTCTTCTGCTTTATCTGGTGACTTCCTGCATATTTTACCAAACTCTGTTATATGTAAGCGTTGAACTGTGCCAGACCTTGCGCTTGTGGTGACAGAATAAGAAGAACCATTGCTAAAGCGCATGATTTCAGTTGAATCAGTCACAAGCTTGCGGTGCTCTCTTATCTCAGCTGGCAATCTGTCGTAAGCATATCTTGCCTTATCTCTAAGCAACTTCTTCGCATCTTCCAAGTCATCACCAATCAATACCGCTGTGATGTTTGAATTGAATAAACAATCATCAAGATAATTAATGCAATAAAAAGTTGTAATTCCTAGTTGGCGCGCTTTAAGAATAATATTAAGAGGGTGCTTTTCATCTATTAATTCGCTTTGTGCTTCATTGCAAATAAATTTAAATTCTTTCCCGTTTTCGTCTTTGCAAAAATACAAGTTAGACATGCGCCAAGCTTTATCTGCAAGATTCTTTTTGAATTGATTTAGTGCTTGAGTGCTATGCTTCATCTGCCACCCAATCCACAACCGCGCCAACCGAGAACCCAAGCTTTTCTTTCGTTCGAATCATCATGCAAACTTAAAACAAATTCACTTAGTTCTTTTTGTTCTTTTTCAGATAGATTGTTCCATTGCCCTTTCGTTGTCGTCAAATTCTTAAGTCGCTGGGCAATTTCTTTTTTTTTCTCTTCAATTGAATTATTCACAATTACTTAAATCATTGTTAATTAACATCTCTTGCAACATCTCAACAGCAACAAGTTTCTTAAAATCTTCCCGCTCTTCAATCACTGCAAATTTCTTGTCATCTGTGAACCTGATTATTTTAAAGGAATGAGGCAAACTTTCAAGATTCATTACATAACTTGTAACGCTTAAGTTTTTCATCTTTTGATTAATTTATTTCAACAACATTATCATCAACATTAATAACTACATGCTTGCGCCCATCTTTAATATAATAATCTCCTAGCTTAACATCTTCAATATCTTTTCTTGAAGTCAAAGATTTTCGATTATCAGTTAGAACTATTCCAGATTCTTCAGCTTCATTAAATCTTTTCAAAAATTCTTCTTTCGTCATTTTCATTTACTCAATTTGTTAAAATTATTTATTATTATCAATCTCACTTAACACTTCACCAAGCCAAGAGCTGCTTGCGCTTGTGTCTTTTAATTCTGCTTGAATTTTTGTTGAATCACCAAACTTTTGCGGGTTTTTCTTTGCAGCAAGCCAGCGATAATGATGCGCCAATTCTCTTTGTCTTGTAACGCTCGCTTGAGTGTCGTCAGCTTGTATTTGAAGCAAAGATAATTCTGCTTTTCTTGAGATTGTTTCAGCTGATTCTTTTTGAGCTTCGCGTGCGCGGGCGGAATAGTCCGATTTAGCTATAAACCAAGCCAAATTCTCTCTTCTAACACAAAATTTTTTACAAATCTCATCATAACTTAATGCATTCTCAAGCATGTCAATCACTGCATCAGCATTATCAAGTAAAATCTCTTTTTGTGTCTTCTTTTTCATCAATTAATTGTCTGATTGCCGCGCCGCCGTTGGCTGGTCGCTATTAATAATGTCGAATATTTTCGAAAATTTCCAGTTGGATTTTACCAAGCATGGTATTTTCGACGCGCGGAATATTGTCAAGTTATTTATTTAAGTCAAGCGCAATAATTAAATTGTTTTCTTTGCCGTAGTGTAAATATAATGTACATACAATTTACCTTATTGTTTCCTTTTTATTGCTAAATCTTTTTTAAATTATTTTTTCATTTTCTTAAATCATTTCTTTACGGCAGCAATAACAACGCGGTTTTGCAGCTCTTAATCTTTGCATTGCCTACAGTCTCAAGGCTTCATCATTCTTTTATTGCGTGCGCCTTACTCTCCCTTGATCTAATTCTTTTTTAATTATTTTGCATTTTATTTAATTAATTGCTTGCATGTTATTTTCTTAGAGCTTAAGATGATAGCACGCCAAAAAAAACAAAAACACTTAATTTTTACAAAATATGAAAAAGTTCTTTATTAAAAACGAAGCTAACATTTGTTTAATCGCAATCACAATGCTATTAATTGCGGGTTTTGTAGCAATGTTTTTAAAATCAGAAGCAAAATTTCAAAATTGCTTATCTCAAAATGATTTATCAATTGAGTGTAAATTATAATTAAGAGCCTTACTAGTACCCCCGCCACCGCGCGGGGTTACAATGAAGGGCTTTTATCTTCAAATAATAATAAAATCAGGGGCAAATTATGAAAATCACACTCTTAACTAAAAAAACAGGGTTCGCAAACAATCAATTGATTTATCCAGCTTGTGAAAAGTCAAAAATCTTTGCAGCAATGTATAACCAAAAAACTTTCACCAATGATAATTTAAATCAAATCAAGGCTTTAGGCTTTGTGATTCTTTACAAATAACTAAATCAGGGGCAGAAATGAACTATAACCAATTTTTAAACGAAATTTTAGACAAGCCAGCGAAAGCGGCGCAATGCTACCAGCTTTTCCATAATTATTCACTTGGCAACCAGTGGCTGGCAAGCGTTCAGATGAAAGAATTAGAGCCAATCAACACTTATAAAGGCTGGCAAGGCTTAGGGCGGCAAGTAAAAAAAGGAGCGAAAGCAATCGAACTAATGCTCCCAGTATCTTTAAAAGACAAAGAAGACGAGAAAAAAATCAAAACTTTTTACATCAAGAAAAAAAATTGGTTCAAGTTATCAGACACAAGCGGCGCGGATTATAAGCAAGAATTACCGGCAAATTTTGACTTGGAAAAGGCTTTGGCGGCTTTGGAAATTAAGGTGGAAAAATTCGCAATGGTTAACGGCAATTGCCAAGGGTACGCGAAACCTAACAAAAATTTAATAGCAATAAACCCGTTAGCCAGTGATTTTTTCAAAACCTCAATTCATGAAATGGCGCATTGCTTGCTCCATAAAAACGAAGATGGCGAAACTTTAAATCACGGGGAAAATTTGCTCCCTCGCTCGATTAAAGAATTAGAAGCGGAAGGCACGGCATACATTGTAAAAACAAGCTTGGGAATTTTTGAAGGCTTAGAATTTTCAAGAAATTATATCAAAGGCTGGCTGGCTGGTGATGAAATAAAAGAAAACAATTTTAAAAGAATTTTAGGCGCGGCGAGCAAGATTTTAAAAGCGGGAACTCAAGAATAAAAAAGGGAGCCTCGCCACGGCTCTTAAAATAATTGAAAAGAATTGAAACTAATTATTGACTAAATAAAAAAAAGAAATTAAAAAGAATTAGAAAAATATTAATAACAAAATCAGGGGCAAGAAATGAAAACAAAAAAACCAAAAATTTACCAAAACTTTCAAGACAAATTTGGCAACGTTTATCAATTTTCTAGCTATTTAGATTTTGCGACGTTTTGGTTCAACTGCTCCTATGTTAGAAAATTAGAATATTTTCCTGCCAATTTTAAAAAATTGCAGTGGGCGGCTAGAATGTCTAAAGAGGCAAAAGAACCATGGAATAAATAACAATTAAAACAGGGGAAAAAAATGAAAGAAGAAATTAAAACAATTGAAATTGAAAAAGATGATGAAGGCCGCAGTGTTGGCGACATTTTTAATAAACTCGATGATTTGAGCAATGGATTTTTTGAAGAATCGCAGAATTTTATAAACCAAAAAAAAATCAATCAAAAAAAAGGGGTAACAAATGCTAAATAAAATCAAAAAATTAATTGCCACCGCAAAATTTAACCGCGCTCAAAATAAAAGATTTGCGGGCGTTCTAGATCAGAATTTTGATTTAGAAGATAATTCAATAATTTTTAAAGCTTCAATTCTTGTCGGAATAATTGCCGCTGGCTGCTTTTGGCTAATTGCAATTAGTTTAGACGCACAAGCGGGCAAGATTAACAAAAAACTAGAGCAGCAACAATTTCAAAAAATTATTCAATCAACTTATAATCAATAAATTTATGAGAGAAATAAAATTTAGAGGCGTTGGCAATAAAGATAATTTAATTTATGGACAATATTTTGTTTTGCCAAGTGGAGAACATAGAATTGTCAACTATTTTACTGGCGAAAATGAAATTATAGATCGTCAAACATTAGCCCAATTTACTGGATTGTCTGATAAAAATAACCAAGAAATTTTCGAGAACGACAAAATTAAGTTTGATTTCGATTATTCCAACAAAACATTTGAAGGGATCGTTTATTTTAAAAATGGTTGTTTTTATGTAGATGATAATTGCCCGCAAGGTCATTTAACCCTAGGTTGTTTAATAGAAAATAAAAGAAATGTTGAAATAATTTAATAAAAATAAATTTATGAAAATAAAAAACATAATTCAAAAAGAAATTAAAAAAAGAATCCACGTTACAACTTTAACTACTGGCGAAACTATTTTCGGCTCTTTAAACATTGGAAGGCTTGTTAAAAGCGATCAGGACGGCGTTTATTTAATGGCGGACGGCGTACCCGTAACTTGCGATAAAGAAATGCTCGCGAGAATTAATGAACGCTTAGATTTTTTAAATTGGGGGAAATAAATTATGAAAAAAACATCTTACGAAATATCAAAGAAACTAGCGGAAATTGGGTTCAGGGCTGAAACAGATTTTTGCTGGAGTCAATGGAAAAACGCGAACGGTTCATGGAAAAATGTGGGGGGTTCTCCGAATGTTACCTTGTCTTATATCGGGGACGATTGCGACATGGACGCGAAACCTATGCAGCCTGTTTTGGATGAAAGAGCCACGCTTTGCTATAACTTAGAAACTATTTTAGAGGCTTTGCCTAAATTTATTAATTGTAACGATTATGAGTATTGTCTGACATTTTGGTTGGCTCGGCATCTATACTATGAACTCGTGGGGGATAAAGAAAATATTGATGTTTTTAAGTTTGAAATAAAAAAAGATGAAAACGAATCCCTAGCAGACACCGCCGCCAGACTTCTAATTTTACTTTACGAAAAAAATTTGGTTAATTTTAATTAAAAAAAGGAAATTATGATAAAAGAGTTTTACTCAATCCAAAAGTTTCAGAAAATTAGTGAGGCTTTGGATCTAAACTTAGAGTTGCTGGAGTTAAAAATAGAGAAAGAAATGCACCACCCAAAAACTGGAGAATTGCACATCATAACTAAGCGGGAAGTGGGAAGCGGCGGTTATAACATAGTGCAATCTTTTAAAGATTTTAAGGAATTTAATATTTTTTTGGAAATCTTTCAAAAAAAAATTAATAAATTCACAAAATACTTAATTAACCCAGAATTATTTTAATTTAAAAAAGGAAACTATGAACGAAAAACAATTTACACCATCGCAAATTTACGAAAAAATGATTGCCGAAAGTTTGGGCTTCCCTGAAATGGCGGCAATGATTGAACCGCCAATCAGTCATCAAGGCTTGCGGTTTCACATTAAATCCTATTGTAAGGCATTCAACAAGCCAATGCCAAAAGGCGGCAAAAGAGGCAGAAAACCAGCGATTAAAACTTTTAAAATTAAGGAGTAAAAATGAAACTCTATGATTATAAAGCTGAAGAGCTTCAAAAACAAATTTATTTTCTTAAAATACTAATGATCGCGCCGCTGGCAATTTCTTTTATTTTCAGCATAATTATTTACTTAATCAAATTTATTTAATATGTTTACCTTCAAAGAAAAAATGTTACTAATTATCGGAACAATATTTTTTATTTTTGCAACTTTCTCAACTTATTATTTTTTTAAAAGTCTTGATGAGGAATTATATACTAAATCATCAAAAGAAGAGCTTGAATTTTAATTTTTAAGCGGTAGTTTTAAACTATACGACTATATCCTCTCCCTTGCAAAATAGGTGATGAGATAGAACAAAGTTAGTTGCAACTAGGTTTGTTAGTTGGCGGGCAATCACTATTTTCTCGCCAACTTCGCTAATTTATTCACTGCGTAGCGGGGGATAAAACACGCTTCTAAAAGGGAAGTGTGCCTTAGTTCTTCTAAGGCTAACCCGAAAGTCCTAAAAAAGCTTTCGGGGAATTTTACGGCGAAGATGGGCGAGTGTTAATGCCAGTTTGTCAGCGGTCGACCAGTAGGCAAACTACCAGTATAATTAAGTTTAAAGAATAGCAGATTAATTACCCGTAAATGCTTTAAATTAATTTGGTTTCGTGGGTTAAAATCCTACTCTTCCCACCAGTATAGATTTCTTTGGTTTTCTATACATATCTAAAAAATGTGTATAGAAAAGCGCAGAAATGCGCGGTTATTGATAAGCATACTACAAAATGGTTTATGATTCTTAAATGAATGTCAGAGAGTGGCTGACTGTAGAAAATACTTATCAATAACATGAGGGAAGCGTAGAGGGCAAGTTTTAGCGGGGATTCCATCGGTTTCTTCGTGATGTGCTTTAAGATTAAAATCTTTTAGCGGGGCTAAGACAAATCGGACTAAGGGGCTGGCAAGTCTCCTGCCGTGAGGCGAAAGCCAATAAAATCTTGCCAAACTAGCTAGAAATAGCGGGAAAGCTGAAAAATTAGGCTCTCTTAAATTCCGAAAGGACAAGCCCCGCACGCAAAGGCGGGGAGTAATATCACCCATCTACCTAGTGTAGAAAGAAGTCCTGAGTTCGTCCAAAAGGCGTCCTCTGCAAAGATACTTTGGAAGTAGGAAAATTCTTACTCCTTTAGTAGGTCAGAAATGACCCAAGCGAGTGGTTAGATAGTGAAAACTTTCGCCGCCAATAAGGAAAAAAGTAAGGGCAGTCTCATTAAGAGATATTACGAGTTCGCGACAAGTGATACGCTTTCAAAGGTTAAATTAAAAAATAATATGGCAACTGGATTTATATATTTATCTTACGAACAACTAGAAAAATTGGGCTACATGTCTAGTTTCGATACTAGAAATTGGTTTGATAAACTATTGAGAAAGCCAGTTGATAAGAGATATTATTGGGTAAAATAACTATGTCTAAATGTTATTGGGCTTGGTCAAGAATCAAGCAAAGATGCTATAACCCCAAACACGCTAAATATCCAAATTACGGCGGAAGAGGAATTAAAGTTTGCGATAAATGGCTAGAATCTTTTGAAAATTTCTTAATTGATATGGGCGAGCCACCAAGTCCAAAACATTCAATTGATAGAATTAATAATAATGGAAATTATGAGCCATTGAATTGCAAGTGGTCCACTATTGATGAGCAAAATGCGAATAGACGTAATTCCATAACCATTACTTGGGATGGAAAAACAAAAACATTAATCGAGTGGTCTTTAGCAACAGGCTTTAATTACAGAACCTTGCTTAGAAGATTGGCTAATGGATGGGATATTAATAAAATATTTATCACTCCACCCAATCAAAAACTAAATACTAGAGGTGTTAAATAGAATAGTGCCTTCAACGAACCCGAAAGGATCACACCAGCGGGGGACATAGTCGGCACGGCTTATGGTGAGTGCATAAACGCCAGTTTAAACAATTACAAAAAGCTTTATTGTATGAAGCTTGAAAGAGGTTTGCAATGCTAGCAAGGGTTTAAATTTGGCACTAAGATTCATATACCTTGCAATTGCAAAAAAATACACAGTTAGCCTTCTGTAAAAAGGCAAATAAATCTTGATTCTTAGAAATAGGGGTTGAGAGTGTTAGACGCCAACGCACGCGCTAGTGTCAAGTCGCAAGACAAACCGTGGGAGTAAAAGCCAGTCAATGTAAGTTGGAAACTCGGACTAGGGGCGTTGGAAGTGTTAGAAGAAGTTAAGAAGTAGGGGACGACTTTTTAATTTACAATTTTTTATGGTCTGCGGTAGTCCCCTGTCGCAGATCGCCAAACTACAAGGGGACAGTATGCAGCACGATCAGGAAATTAAAAAAATACAAGAACAATTTGATAAAGATTTGGCAGCCTTGCTAGGCAAATATGAGCAAGATATGTGCGATTTATTAGGGTGCGATAATTATGCCAAAAATGATTGGTTCAGACTTCAGCTTGATTATAAAGTAACCTCCAAAGCAGTGTGGACAAACAAATTTTCGATTACTCTTATATCGAAAAAATAATCTCTTGACTTTTAGAAATGAAGGTTGAGAATAGTGCAATGAATAAAGCAGCTCGAGGTTCACAATAGAGTTGTTGGATAATCTTTTTATGCTAGGGGGGAGTGAACCCCTCCCTAGCGCCAAAACTACAGGTTCACTACATGTCAATCGGCTTTATAAAGCTACATCGCAAAATAATAGAATGGGAATGGTATTCAGACGTTAATGTTTGCCGCGTATTTCTTCATCTTCTTCTTACGGCTAACTTTGAAAATAAGAAATGGCAAGGCATAGACATATCAAGGGGTCAGATAATTACATCCCTCGAAAAGCTAGGTAAATCAACCACTCTCACAATTCAACAGGTGCGCACTGCCCTTACTAAGCTAAAATCAACACACGAAATAACAATCAAAGCAACAAAGCTTCACACGTTCATCACGCTTACAAACTACAATCTCTATCAAGATAAAATAGTTGAGAGCAACACGCCAGATAACACATTAGATAACAATTCATCAACAAAGAAGCAACAAACGATCAACAAAGAAGCAACAACTACTAAAGAAGGAAAAGAAGGAAAAGAAAGTGAAGAAAGAAAAGAATCTAATCCTCTAACCGAGGATTTCCAAAAATTCTGGGAAGATTATACTCCAGTGAAAGTTTCAGATGGAAAAGTTGTTTCTAAGGGAAGTCGCAAGACAGCCCTAATTGCATACGAAAGAGCAAGAAAAAATCACAACGCAGAAAAGATTTATGAGGGCGCGGCTAAATATTTAGTGAATTGCTATGAAAACAACCGCCTAAGCTGCCAAGCAGTCGTATTTTTAAATCAAGAAAGATTTTTAGATGATTACGAACAAACAAATTTAGAGGTAAAAAAACATGACTAGATCCGCGTTAGACATTATTAAGGGCGTAGAAAAAAGGAGTTCGGTAACGCCCTATGAAGAAATTGATATCTGGGGAGCAGTAGAAATGAATATTGATAATTTTTGCGAATTACAGGCTGATTTCTGTCAAAAAGCAAAAGAAGAAGGTTGGCTAGGCTATCGGATAGCTAAAAATCATCTTGGGCTTCTTGGTTATCTTAGAAATGGCTTTGCTATCCAACTTAAAATTCTAAATCAATACGATATTGCTTTGCCGATTTGGAATAATGAGTTTGTAGGTTTTTTTCGTTCGGACTGGTTTAAAAATACGGCGTTAGAAAACGGATTTGTTAAACCGATTTACAAGAAAGAGCATTTTGATTTAATCAAAAAATTTAAGCTTTAAGACAATCAATTAACAATAACAAAGGAGTAAAAAATGAGCATCTACATCTGTACAATCTGCAATCAACAAAAAGACAGCGATTTTAACTGCGCTGAATTAGACGGCAAAGAATGCTGCGAGGAATGTTTCGGAGAACACGAGCCCAACGAAGAAACCCAACAAGCTTTTAACGAAGACTTAACTAAGGCAACAAGGTTTAGTTCTGTGGAAGAGCTTTTTAATAACTTAATGAGGAAATAAACATGAAAAACAGAATCAAACAAAACTTAAACCAAGACACCGAAACCAAAATCTTAGACTTCGATGGCGGAAACGGATTATCAATTCCTATGCTTATTGAAATAGCTCGTGAGCATCCAGCACCTCTTGATGTTACAATTATTGACCGCAGAAGCGCAGCCATTGCCAAGCAGCTTTTAGTCGATAATGGTTTTGAGCAGGAAGGAAATACATTCAGGAAAGACAATCTCAAATTTAACATTGTTTCAAATCCTGAATACCTGACTCAAGCTATTTATTCAAACACATTTGATTTATCTCTTGCCCTTGGCGACAGAATTTCAGCAATAACACCAATAAAATTGCGTTATGATGTTATTAAGGGAATTACAGACGTTTCAAATAAAATGATTCTTTCGTTCAAAGCAGAAGATAATTATTTAGATGATTTATCTTTTGCGCGCTCAAGTGGACATCCAAGAGGAGAAATTTTAGTTAATGGACCAGATGGATTGCAAACTTGCGGTGTTTATCACGAAGCGCAAGTAAGAGAAATTTTAAGTGAAGTTGGCGCAAAGGATGTTGAAATATTTAGAGAAGGGCAACACCCGATTGCTGAGGTAATCACTTGCGTTGCTTCTTGCTTTAATGCTAAGACGTTGGGAGTTGTTGCAAAAGGTAAGGCTGTTAAGCTTAATGAAAATCAAATGACGAGGTAACATGAAAGGTAAAATTTTTAACGCGCAAGAAGTGCAAGCGATAATTGCGGGGAATAAAAGGATGTTTAGGGAGGTGATTAAGAAACAGCCTAAAAGCAATATAAATCCTGTAAAATTAGCAGATTTAACTGGAACTTGGCAATGGGCGACAAAAGAAAGTCGTAGAGAATGCCCCTACCAAGTAGGACAAAAGATTTTTTGCAAGGAGAGCTTTGCCTTGTGGTTTGAAGCAGGGATATTTGCGGCTGATTGCATCGGTTGGCAGCGGGATATGCTGTGTAAATGGAAACCAGCCCAACACATGAAGCAAGAACACTCACGCCTAACCCTGCTAATAAAAGAGATTATAGTGGAGCGCTTGGCGGATATTAGTGAGGAGAATTTAAAATTAGAAGGCTTTAAAACTGATTACAAAATAATGAACGATGGAATTTACAAAAAAGATTCCATTAAATTTTTTCGAGAAGATTGGAACGCAACTCACAAAAAACCAGAAGAGAAGTTTGAGGCATCGCCTTGGGTTTGGGTAATTTCTTTTGAGGTGGTGAAATGAATAAAAAACAAGCTTATTTTTTGGTCAGCATAGAAGCGATAATCCTTTATTTTATTAATAAATTTGAAGGCATGGATTGCGCTATTTATTATGTAGTATTGCGCTTGTTAATATCAGACATTTTAGGAAAGATAAAAAATGATTAAAATTTTATTAGGCTGGGGGTATATAGATGCTTAAAGTATTTTGCTTTATTCGCTTACATTTTTGGCGGAAAATTGATAAGAATCAGAACCATGATTTTTTGGTTTGCACATCTTGCGGCAAAAGAAAATTCCGGTTTAAATCTAATTTCTATCAAAACCATTGCTGGAAACAAGGACGTGATTTTTCCAAAAAACCTATAATTGAAGCTTGGATAAATGGGGCTTCTTACGAAGAAACAAAACAAAAACTTTTTAATTAAAACATGAAAACAACATCTTACAAAACAAACAATAATTAGATATGAAAGAACCTGAATTTAAAGTTGGAGAGGAAGTTATTTATCTTAATAATATGGGTACTTCTCCTTATCAAACGAGGATTATTACTTCTATTATTCCTTTGCAGGAAAGAGGGAGTAATCATGGATATGCCTATTTTAGTCGGAAAACAAGATTGCAATCAAATCGAATTAAAAAGAAAAACTCTCAACCCGCTCTTCAGTAAAGCGACATAGAAAGTCTTGATTATTCAAGAAAAAAACTGGCAATCGAGATTTTAAAGTTACTACAGCCTCTAGGCTAGATTAATGTCAAGAGATTTATTTGCTACCGTAGTAAAAATAATTATTGCAAGTAGAAATTAAATCTTTTTAATGCGGTAACAATATTAATTAAATCATTTATTTTATGGTAATTATTAAAACAAATAATCGGGGTAAATTTATAGCCCCTACTTTAGAAAAAGCTAAGGAAAAAATGGTAAATTGTTTAGCGCAGCACAATGAAACTAACGTCGATATTTCAAACATTATTTTTTGCAATAAAAGGTTAAATCAAAAAGAAATTAATGAAATTTCTCGGGATATTGAACAAGAAATTTATACTTGGCTTGCAATAGCTAAAATCGAAAGCGAAGGATTAAGACGCGCTCAACAAGAATCTATGGAGGGATAAATGAGAGAATTTAGAGCTTGGAATCCAGAAAACAGACGAATGTTATATAATGTAGCGGTGCAAGATGGTAAGCACGTTACGCCAGAACAAACTCTTGGCAGTGATTATTGGGATGCGGTACTGGTTCCTAATAATAATATTGTAATACAATTCACTGGTTTGCTTGATAAAAATGGTAAAAAGATTTTTGAAGGTGATATTTTAAAAATTTATTTTGAAGGCAACGGAAGATCATATTTAAAGGAAGTAAAGTGGTTAAACGATGCTATTAACAAGGGCAGATGGGACGCTTTGGATAATTGCGTTTACACTTCTTGCGAAGTTGTCGGAAATATTTTTGAAAATCCTGAATTACTGGAGGGGTAAATGGAAGGACAATTTAAAGAGGCATTCATAGAAATTAAAGATTTAGACCATTTAGAGGTTTTATGAACGACAATGATTCACAAGAATATTATTACTATTGGGCAAGTCAAATTAACAAATAAATGAGGAAATGAAAATGAGTTTAATCAAAAAACCAAACGAATTAACCCAAACTAAAATCAAACTAAAAGGGCTTGTTTATGGTCAACCCGGTGTTGGTAAAACAAGTTTGGCATTATCTGCGCCCAAACCACTTCTAATTGATTTTGACAATGGATTGAGAAGAGTTGCTAAACAGTATCAGACTGACAGCGTTCAAATTGAGAGTTACCAAAACTTATTGGATATTTTAACTAAGGAAGACATTTCTGGTTATGAAACGATTGTAATTGATACGCTTGGCAAAATGATCGACCGCATTGGCGATTGGCTGGCTGTCTCGAATCCAAAAGTAAAACAAGCTGATGGTCAGCTTTCAATGAAAGGTTGGGGAAATGTTAAAGGTGAGTTTCAAAGACTTTTAAAAGTTTTAGAAGGCAAAAACAAATCTGCCATTTTTATCGCTCACGAAAAAGAGGAAAAGGTTGGTGATGATGTTATGAAACGTCCCGATGTTGCTGGCTCTTCTGGCAAAGACATTGTCAAGGAGCTTGATTTTATGGGCTATATGTCAATCAAAAACGGCAAGAGAACAATCGACCTTGCGCCAAACGAAGCTTATTATGCTAAAAACTCACTTGGGCTTGATTCTTTCCTAGAATACAAACCTCTTGTTGGCATAAATAATTTTCTTTCAGAAGCCATCTTTGATGCCTACCAAGAAAAACTTAAAAAAGACGAGGAGCTTGCAAAAGATTATGACGCTTTGATTGAGGAGCTAAAAATCAAAGTTGCTAATATTAAGGATTTAGAGCAGCTAAATAGCTATTACAACGCAGTTTATAACAAGCATGACAAGCTTTGGTCGTCTTACCAAATGGAAGCAGCCTTCTTAAAAACTAAAGTTGAAGAGCTTGGTTGTGAGTTTGATGCTAAGGCTAGAGAATTTAAAACTAAGGCTAAAAAAGAAGAGGTGAAAGATGAGTAAGTATTTAATCACGCCCTCGCTTTTGAATAGCTTCGCCTACTACATCCAAGACGAATGGAAAAGCCCTGCGGAAAGTAGGGCTGACTTCCTTAAAACTTTGAGTAGAAAAAAGTTTGAGCCTAACGAGGCTATGCAAAAGGGAATTGATTTTGAAGATGATATAGAAAACTATTGCAATAATAAATTTCGACCGACTTTTAAAAAACAAGCAATTGGTGCGGTTTTTTCGTGGGACGAAATATCAAAACTAGGTTATGATGATTGTGAAAACCCTAGTGGTTTTTGTTGTATTTGTGATAATGATGATTGCGAAGGAGAATGTGATATTAGTAGAGAAACCCATGAAGAACCTTTACGAGTGAAAGATGATTATAGCGAATGCGTGATTGCTTGTGGCAAAATAGTAAAAGACGGACTCTGGCAACAATCAGTCAAAAAAGAAATCAAGGTTGGCAATCAAGAGTTTTTACTTTACGGACGCACCGATGTCATTAAACGAGATACTATTTACGATATCAAGTTCACAGGAAACTATGAGCTAGGTAAATTCCTAGATTCGAGCCAGCACTTGATTTATCTTTATTGTTCTGATTTGCCTAACTTTTCTTATTTAATTTCTGATGGTAAGGAATTTTGGCGCGAAGATTATCACAATCACGCTGGGATTGAAAATGAAATTAAAAGCAAAATAAGTGATTTTTTAGGTTATTTGGAAAACGACAAAGAAGCTAAAGAAATGTTTTTAACCAAATGGGAATCAAAAAACAATAACAATGCGCGATGAAATATTAAAACAAATTAAGGGGGAGTAGATGAAAGTAAAAGAACTAATAGCAAAGCTACAAGAGTTTGATGAGGAGTTGGAGGTTTGGAAAAATATTTCATCCCAAGAAATAGAAAATTTTGATGAAGAAACTTTAAACATTAAAATCACACTAAGAAAAGTTGAATTAGACAAAGATTCAAAACAATTATTTTTAGTATGAAAATCCCTTTCCTATTCTCCGCCAAAAACTCTTTTGGTGATTGTCAAGCAAGAGTAAGCAAAGCAATTTGTGATTTTCTTGCTGGTGGGAAGGATTTTGAGGTTAGCTTCGATCTAATCAAAGAAAGTAAAACAAATAAGCAATTGCGCGGAATTTATCGCCTGATTCGTTTATTTGCTCTGAGACTAATCGAGAAGCAAGGGAACTTTATCAGCAAGGACACGGCTAAGGAGCTTTTTAAATATCAGTTTGGAATAACCCGTTTGGCTAATTACGACGAGGCTTTCAGAGAGGCTTTAAAAATGAGAAGGGAGAAGGAACTTTTAGGGCAGAAAATGCTTTTGAAAGACTTTAACTTTCTTGTCGAACAACTTCAGAAAACTTTTGAGGTTCCTAAATCTTTTGCTCTTTTGACTAAAGAGGAGGGGGTGGAGCTTCTAAACAAAGTGCAAGAGGAGTTTGTGATAAATAGAGGCTGGCATGAGATGGTTCTTTTGCCAGAGGAAGAAAGAGCGTTTAATGAATATTTTAAAATTAAGGAGAAATAAAATGGCAGTGAATAAATTTATTGGAATCGGTAATGTAGGTCAAGACCCAGAAATAAAAACAACTCAAGATGGCAAAAAGATTGCTAATTTCTCAATTGGAATTTCTGAATCTTGGAAGGACAAACATTCAGGCGAACGAAAAAGCAAAACAGAATGGGTAAATATTGCTGCTTTTGGAAATATTGCTTCAGTAATTGAAAATTATGTTAAAAAAGGATCAAAGGTTTATGTAGAGGGAGCTTTGCAAACAAATAACTATGTCGATGCAAACGGAGTAAAGAAATTTGCGACAAAGGTTGTTTTGCAGGGTTTTAATTCAACTATTCAATTGCTGGATGGCAAAAAGGATGGTGAAGTTTCGCAACATGCAATTGATAAAGGCAATGGTTATGCACCAGAGTCTAGTCATGTTGAAGAAGAGCTTGATGACTCGACGATCCCCTTCTAGATGATTTATCTTGTAAATAAGAATTAAGATTCTAACTTCAAAAAGTTATTAACCAATCTTATATTTTATGAACTTTGAAGAAAAATCTAAAACTTGTCTTGAATCGTATTCAAGATTGAAAAATCTAAAACTTGTTGAAAAAGAAACTTTAATCCCTTGGCAAACAGTGTATTGGTATTTAAAAAAAGCTGGTATTCAAGTTACGGGAGATAAGGCTCTTTATGGCAGCTCGAAAGATAAGTTTGCTCATATTGGAGAGCAGTTTTTTAGTAGAGTTATTCCGTATGCCGAAAATCAAAATCTTATTTCATTTCAACCAAAGATAGATTTTATCGTAAAGGGCTATGGGGTGGAAATAAAATCAGCAAAATTCACCTCTACTGGCAACAATAAAAGGTGGGCTTTTTCTCTTAAAAAACAGAATAAGGTAGCGGATTTTTTTATTCTAATGGCTTTCAACGATGCGGGAAATGAGATATTGCATTATTTTTTAATACCAAATGAACTATTAAGAAAGGAAATGCAGACAATCTCAGTTTCGCAAAATATTAATCATACAAAATGGAAAGATTTTTTGATTTCAGAAAAAGAGTTACAGGAATTTTTTAAAATGATAGAGTCAAAATAACAAATAGCTTTAGTGTCAACAGTAGCACGCCGATCTCCAAAATCGGAAGTCTTGGGGCAGAACCAAGAGGCTATGCCAATAGGAAGAGTAGCAAAGTGGTTAAATGCGGCAGACTGTAAATCTGCTATCGAAAGGTTTCGCTGGTTCAAATCCAGCCTCTTCCACCAAATTAATGAAATATGGATTATCAACAAAAGCAAATAAGTGAAATCTGCAATAAATTGAGCAAAATGTCCATTGAGGATAAAAAAAATAAATTTAAACACTTGGCAAATTCTAGCAATAAAACCGATTTAGGAACTATATTTAAAGCTATCACAACCCATATAAGCCATTTAGGGAAATATGATAAGTTTAGTAGACCTGATTTAATTATTTCCTCGAGGCAAGTGCGTTTTGATATACCGATGGTTAATGAAGGTTTAAATGTAAAGTATAAGTCAAATTATCCGCATTCTTACCGTGCAAATTGGATTTATGAAGCTTGTTTAGACATATACTTAGGGCTTCATGAATTTGGTTTCATGAATTATAGAAACGAAACAATTTATAATTTACTAAGAGAGCGTCCATCTCAACAAAGAGTGATTAAATAAAAATGAAAACAGAATACTACAAAGACAACCTTAACCAGAAAATCATTGTCCATTATTTTAATGGCAATGCTCAAGTCGAAGTCGAGGGGAAGAATGTTAAACAAGTTCTTACTCTTGCTCGGCTTGATATAAAAAAGCGGAATGAAGGGTGGAAATTAATTGAGGGGGATAAGTAAATGGGCACGAAATATCCAAAAATTGAAGGAAATAATGAAAATAGTTGGTCAGATTGGCTCAAGCCAAGAAT